TAGAAACCCCTGATACTTTACCTCAGGAAATAGTAGATGAAATTTTAGATATGTGGAAAGATTTAAAAACAGGTAGAGCAAAAGATCAAGCAGCTAAAAAAAGAATGATTGAAACATACAATACTATATACAATACTAACTACAGTCCTAGAACAAATTGTGGTTCTTGTATATCAACTTGCTTTGACGGAATAAAAAAACTATATAATGAATACAAATAGAACTTACAAAACAATTAAATGGGTGTTAAACAGCCACATTAAAAAGAATGTCAGAAGTCTATGGACTTGGGAGAAAGATAACTTTACTTGTATCTTTGAAAACTATGACGGTGATAGCAGAATATATACACCGCACCAATTATTAAAACTTTTAGATAATGAAACAAAATAATAAATTAATTAAAAACCTAGAAAATATGCCGCCAATTGAATTAGATAGTGATTATAAAAAAACACCTGAACCAAGTTACTACTCAGGAAAGAAGTATGGTTACTCAGCAAGAAAAGTAGTAGAGGACTTTCAACCTGATAGCTACAACTTAGGAACTGCAATCAGTTATTTATTAAGAGCGGGGAAAAAGGAAGGTAACCCTGCTGAACAAGATATACAGAAAGCAATTAACCACCTACACTTTGAATTAGAAAGATTACACAATGACGCTATATAGTTGCGAATGTGGAAACACTATGGAAATAGGTAAGGCTACAATAGTTCTAAGAGACAAGAAATGGGTAACTAAGGAAGCTCAGTGTAGTTGCGGTAAATATATGGATAGCAAACCAACAGACGGAATGCCTAGTCTTAAAAGAACAGAGCCTACTCTAAGTATGAAACGAGATAATCTATGGGAAGGAGCAACAGAAAAGATAAGAAGTAAAGCTGAGTAAAACAAATAAACAAAAATTCTATTATATATTATGAAACAACAAGTTAAGATAAGTAAAGTAAAGGGAAACCCTGACAATCCTAGAATAATTAAGAACGATAAGTTTAAAAAGCTAGTTAAGTCAATACAGGAATTTCCTGAGATGTTAAAGCTTAGACCAATTGTAGTTGATGAAGATATGATGGTGCTTGGTGGCAATATGAGATTAAAGGCAAGTAAAGACGCAGGACTAAAAGAAGTATGGATAGAAGTAGCAGAAGGACTTACTGAAGAACAAAAGAAAGAGTTTATAGTTAAAGATAATGTAGGTTTTGGAGAGTGGGAATGGGATATGCTAGGTAATGAATGGGATAGCGTTCAACTTGCTGAGTGGGGTTTAGATGTATGGCAAAATGAAGATGATGAACAAAATAATGAAGTCAATGATATTTCAAATAATATATCAGAAGAATATAGAGTTGAAATAGAACTAAATTCAGAAAGAGAACAAGAACAAGTATTTAATGAATTAACACAAAAAGGATATAAATGCCGAATTTTAACATTTTAAGAGAGAGTAAGCCAAAAAAAACATTTAGAGTTGCTTCAGTAATGGGCAAATTTGACTTACAAACAGAACATATAAAAGAACATTTTGAAGGCAATATAGATATGCCTAAAGATTGGAAAATTGGTTTAATAGTCGGTAATAGTGGTACAGGTAAAACTACGATAGCAAAAGAATTATTTGAAGATGCTTATGTAACTAATTTTAACTATCAAGCAGAAACTATTTTAGATGATATGCCCGATTCGGCGTCAGTAGATGATATAACAAAAATATTTAATAGTGTAGGGTTCAGTTCACCACCTAGTTGGTTAAAGCCATATTCAGTATTATCTAATGGTCAAAAAATGAGGGTTGATTTAGCTAATGCCCTTTTAAAAGAAGATAAGCTAATAGTATTTGATGAATTTACTTCAGTAGTTGACCGTAATGTTGCTAAAATAGGTTCTTATGCAATGCAAAAAGCAATTAGAAAATCAAACAAGCAATTTATTGCAGTAACTTGTCATCACGATGTACAAGATTGGCTATTGCCTGATTGGGTGTTTAATACTGACAGTATGACCTTTCAAATACTTGAAGGGCAAAAAAAAAATAGACCTAAAGTTAAATTTGAAATATTCAAAACAAGAGATAAGTCAATTTGGAGAATATTTGCTAAACACCACTATTTAAGTCATAGTCATAATAATGCAGCACATACATATGTTGCTTATGTAAATGAACAAATAGCAGGTTTTATAAGTATATTACATCTACCTAATAAAAAACCTAATTTGAAAAAAGTTCATAGATTAGTAGTATTGCCTGATTATCAAGGAATAGGAATAGGAGGAAGACTTTTAGACTATATAGCAAAGAAATATACTGATAATAATTTTGTATTTGGTATAACAACATCAGCGCCAAGTTTAATATTTTCACTCAAAAAACATAAAAATTGGAAATGTTATTTTTTTGGTAGAAATACAGGTAAACAAAAAATGGTAGAATTCAATAAAACAAGTACTAAAAATAGAATAACAGCAGCATTTAGATATTTTAAAAATGGAACAAAATAGAACAAAGATTAACAAAGAGAGATTACTCAAAGCTTTAGAAAGTTCACTAGGAGTAATAACTACAGCTTTGAAGGCAACTGACCTAAGCAGAACAAACTTTTATAAGTGGCTAAAAGAAGATGAAGAATTTGCAGCAAAGGTTGAAGAAATAGAAAACATACAGCAGGACTTTATTAAGTCAAAGTATTATGAATGTGTAAAGGATAAAGTGCCATCAGTTGTAATACACGCAGCTAAGACTAGGCTTGGTTGGAATGAAACAAATAAGGTAGATATAACTTCAGGTGATAAAGCAATTAATATGCCTGTAATAACATTTGTTGAAACTGATACTGAATAAGAAATATAATCCATTATTTTCTTCTGATGCTCGTTACTTTATAATTACAGGCGGTAGAGGTTCAGGCAAGTCTTTTGCTGTAACAGTTTTTTTGACTTTACTTACAATGACTAAAGGGATTAGAATTCTTTTTACTCGTTTTACAATGACATCAGCTCACTTATCAATCATTCCTGAATTCTTAGAAAAGATAGGGCTGCTAGGGTTTGATGAAGTCTTTAGTATTAATAAAGCAGAAGTAGTCAATACAAAAAATAATTCAGATATTCTATTTAGAGGTATTAAAACCTCGGCAGGTAATCAGACAGCTAGTCTAAAATCTTTACAAGGAATAAGTACTTGGGTACTTGATGAGGCAGAAGAATTAGTTGATGAGAATATCTTTGATACTATTGATTTAAGTATAAGAGAAAAGAACATACACAATAGAGTTGTATTAATACTAAACCCTGTAACTAAAGAACATTGGATATATAAAAGGTTTTTTGAGGACAAAGGTGTAGAAGGTGGTTTTAATGGCTCTAAGGACAATGTATGTTATATCCATACCAACTACCTAGATAATATCACAAACCTCTCACAGAGCTTCCTAGAGCGTATTAAGAGCATAAAGCATAGAAACTTTAAAAAGTATCAGCACAAAATCTTAGGCGGCTGGTTAGATAAAGCAGAAGGAGTTGTATTTGAGAATTGGAGCATAGGAGAATTTAATCCTGATGGCTTACAAACTTCTTGTGGTATGGACTTTGGTTTTAGTGTTGATCCTGATAGCCTTACTGAAGTAGCTATAGATAAAAGAAAGCGTAAGATATATTTAAAAGAACATATCTATAAGAATGGATTGAAGTCAAACGAATTGGCTCAAATAATATTAGACAAAGTAGATAATAAACTTATCATTGCTGATAGTGCAGAACCTAGACTAATAGCAGACCTTAGACATTTAGGAGTAAACATCAAACCTGTAAAAAAAGGAACTATTGAAAGTGGAATAACTCGTATGCAAGACTATGAATTAATCATAACTCCTGAGAGTACTAACATAGCTAAAGAATTGAACAATTATATATACGCTGACAAAGGTTCTAAACTTTATGTAGACAACTATAACCACGCAATTGATGGTGTTAGATATAATGTTATTTATCACTTAGATAACCCTAATGCAGGGAAGTATTATGTACAGTAAACTAAAAACAACAAATTTCTATTATATAACAGATGAAAGTAAAAGTCAAAAAGAAAGGTAAAGTAAAAGAGTTCAAATTGATTAACAGTTGGGAAGAAGTAACTCTTGAGAAGTGGTTGCAACTTGTTGATTTTGAAACAGGAACTAAAACAGAAGAAGCAACTGAAACAATAGCAGCGTTATCTAATATTCCTAAGCAGTTGGTAAAGGAATTAGCTTTGTCAGATGTAGCAGTTATAATGAACAGGATAGCAGCTTTACAGCAAAAGCAAGATACAAAGCTAAAAAGGATTATTGAAATAGATGGTATTGAGTACGGCTTTCATCCTGATTTGGATAGTATAACATTAGGGGAGTATGCCGACTTAGAAACATTTATGAAGAATGGAATGGAAAAGCATTTACCTGAAATATGTGCTGTTCTTTATAGACCGATAAAAGAAAAGAAGAATGATATTTATATTATTGACGCTTATGATGGAGATATTCGGCTTAGGACGGAAGAAATGAAAAAGATGTCAGCTCAGCAAGTACAGGCAGCTCTTTTTTTTTTCTACAATTTAGGGAAAGAATTATCAGAGATTTTGCCATTGTATTTGATGGAGCAGCTGAAGGCAACGAAGACGCAATAGCTTCTGAAAGCTTTGCAGAGAAGTGGTCGTGGTTCGGTGTTTTTTATCGCTTGTGTAATGCTGAGATAGTAAACTTAGAAAGAATAACGAATTTAGGATTGTTAGAATGCTTGACTTGGTTAAGTTATGAAACAGACTTAAACTCACAAAATAAAGTAAAAAGAAATGGTAAATAATAAGACATATAATAATGTAGTCAATACTTTACTTAGATTAGGTGAGTATCACGAACAAATAAGTACTACTTCAGTTGGAGATGTGTATGACATCAATCTGGAAAAGATGGAGAAGTTTCCTTTAATGCACATAAATCCAACATCAGTAACTACAGGAGACAGTCAATTAACTTACAATTTTCAAATCTTTATAATGGATATGGTATCTGAAAAGTCAGATTGGCAAACTAAACAGCACGAGCTTTTAACTAAGCTAATAGATAGAGAGAATAACGAACAGGAAGTATTCAATCAGACTTTAGAAATATGCACAGACATTATAGGTATGTTAAGGCATAGTTCAAGACAATCAATAGCAGGAGTTGATGATATAAATGAACCTATCTATTTTACACAAGATCAATTTACAATAGAGCCGTTTCAGGAAAGGTTTGATAACTTATGTTGTGGATATGTATTTACATTAGGCGTATTGGTTCAGAACGATTTTGAAACTTGTAATATTCCTGTTACTGATACAGGTGCGGGTTACTAATGCTAAAATTTAAGATAGGAAGATTAATAGTACACATAGGATGGAAGAAATTTAAAATAACAATAAAATTATAAAAATAAAATGGCAAACTTAATCACAACAATCTCAGAAGGAGTTACCTTAAACGGAGCTGTCAGAGGAACAACAAACACGCTTACAACTACAGGAATAGTAGATGTATTTGAAAGAATATTAACTTGTACTCATTCACAGACTACAACAGTTGCAGTATTTAATTCTACTCCTTATGGTGCTGATGGTGCTTTAGATGTAGAGAATTGTAAATACTTAAGGATAACTAATTTAAGTACAGACCAAGATATGAAAGTGGCTTTTGTAACAGCAGCTACAAACTACCAAATAACTGTAAGAGCAGGAGGTTCTCATCTATTATTCCAAACTGAAGAAGTGTTAATTGGAGAAGAAGATGCAAGTCCTGCTTTTCCTACATTAGAAGACTTAGTTACTGTAGAAGTAAGACCTTCAGCATCAACTGATATTCAGGTAGAAATTTTTGCAGGTTTAGTGTAATGAAATTAGATGCTCTTGAAAGATATCTTAATAGCTTTGGAAGGCAAGTAATAAACCAAGCAAAAGCGAACTTAGCTGAAGCTGATAAAGGTGAAAAATTAGAAAAGTCTATTGGTTTTTTTATTACTGCTGATAAGGGTTTAATTACTGTAAAATTTAAAATGCTTCCTTATGGTAAATTTGTAGATAAGGGAGTTTCAGGAACAGAACAAGAAAGAAGTTATACAAATTACAAAGGTAAAACTCTTGTAAGTCCTTTCCGATATAAAAACTCTAAAGGACATTCACAGCCACCTACTAAGGCACTTGACAAGTGGGTAGTAAAAAAAGGCATAGCTCCAAGAGATAAAGCAGGAAAGTTTATGTCGAGAAAAACTCTAAAGTTTTTAATTGCTAGAAGTATCGGTAAAAAAGGAATACAAGGGATAAGCTTCTTTCAGAAACCTTTAATGTTAGGTATGAAAGAGTTTAGTGGAAAGTTCGGAGCGTCTTTAAAAGAAAGCATAATAGACAATTTAAAACATCAAAAAATAATTAGTTAAAAAAAGAACAATGCCAAATATAATAGAACAACAACCTAAGTTTGAATTACTACCTGTAGGACAAGATATAATTTTTGCAGTTTCAAATATGACTATTGTAGCACAACAATTAAAAGTAAAGTTTGTTGCAGAGGTACACATAAGCTCAGGAACACCACCTAACTTAAATACAAGTACTAATCTAATAGGAACTTTTAAGACCACACCTAATAATAAAGGAGTAGGTATATTTAACTTCAGTAATATTGTAGAGAATTATGTTAAAGCAGATAATATGAGTTTAGAACCTGCTGAATATAAAGGGGCAAGTGCTGAAGTTATACCATTTCCTATTCATTTAGTAGATAAATACTCTAGGAACACTAACAATGTCAGATACCTAGCAATTCAATTCAAGATAGAATATATAGGAGCAACTGATTGTAGTAATGAACAAAACGATAATGTTGTTAGAGAAGCGTGTGGTGAAGAAGTAAATACAGACACTTTTACTCTTTTTAATGGGTACTTAAAAGAAACAGACTTATTAGAATATGGTGGAAATGCAAATCAGAATTTTGGTTGGAATTGGATGACTGATTTTTTCTTAGATAACAATACAAAAAAGTTTCTAACAAATGCACCTACTACTCAATCAGCAAACTTAGAAGATTATGGAACACTTGCTTTTATATATCCTGAAACACTATCCCCAGTTACAAGTATAGACAGAGTTGACTTATGGTATTATGACAGTAATGGAGGTTACCTTAATGCTGAGTCTATAATGAGAACTTGGGATAATGGTGCTTTTAACACATTTAATTCACAAACTAGCTATCAGTTATTGTACTTTGGTTGTTTCCCTGCTAACTTACGAGGTGATGGTACTACAATGTTTGCAGGATTAGTTGCAGCAGGAACTATTCAGGGCGGTCATTATATAGTTCGTATTCAGGACGCAGGTTCTTATAGAGCACAAGATTATAGAATAAATGTAAATTGTCCTGATGGTAGGGGTTATGAACCTATCAGACTTTGTTGGTTAAATCAATATGGTGTTTGGGATTACTTTACATTTAATAAAAAATCTACAAGGAGCATATCAACTAAAGGTTCTACAAATAATCAGTTAGCAGGAACTTGGAATGAAAGCACTTACAGAGTTGATAGCTATAAAGGTGGTAAAAAATCTTTCAGAGTTAATGCTACTGAGAAAATAAAAATAAATACAGACTTTTTAAATGAAGACCACAATACAATGTTTGAAGAATTAATGAACAGCCCTGAGGTTTATATATTAGATGGCTTTCAGACAGACGCAGCTAATTCAGCACTCAATCAATATGTAACACCTGTTAGAATTGAAAGTAAGAACTTTACAACAAAGACAGTAGCTAATGATAAACTTATACAATACACTTTTGAAGTAGAAAAAACGAAAACCCTAAGAACACAATCAGTATAATGAGCGTACAATTAATAGTATTTCCACAAAGTTATAATGGAGTTTATAACTCTACATCTTACCCTCTTACTATTCAATATTTGGTAAATGGTGGACTTTTTACAGATTTAAATTCTACATCTTTATATAGTTATAATGGTGTCCAAGCTGATGTGCAGCAATTAGCAGTAATTAATCAACCTGTTTCTATTCCAAATACTTGGTATAGATACCACACTTCAGGGGGTTCTTATTATTATAATATTACCCAACCACAGGTTGTAGGTGGAAATGTTTTATTTAGTGGTGCTTATGTAACAACCCCAAATCATTCAGGAATATATCAGAAACTATCTAACCTTACAGTAGGAGTGAATTATACTATTACTGTAGACTTTGGAAGTTCAGATGCAGGGGATTTTCAGTTTAATATGTATGATGATACAGGGTTTGCTTTTAAGTCTCAATTGTGGTCGCCTGCACTTGGAAGTATGACAGAAAACTTTACTTATACAGGTGGGGGTGCTACTGCAAGTTTTGATTGGGATGGCTCTGCATTAGGTAAAAGTTGTATTGTAAATAGTATTAAAATAATTGATACGCTTAATCCTCAAAATCTAGTCTTTACAGACCTTGCAGATGGTCAAGTTATATGCGACCTTTATGAAGATGAAGATATCCCTTTAACATTAAGTGTTGATGATTTTAAAAATGTAGCTGAGAAAGTTCAGTCTTATTCAAAAGCTTTTAAACTTCCTGCAACAAAAAGAAACAATCAAATCTTTGATAATATTTTTGAAGTAACAAGAACAGATACAGGGCTTAACTTTAACCCGTATGTTAAAACACAATGCATTTTAAAACAAGATGGTTTTTTATTATTTGAAGGATATTTAAGGCTTATAGATATGTCTGACAAAGAAGGAGAAATAAGTTACAATGTAAATCTTTATTCTGAAGTTGTAGCTTTAAAAGATATATTAGAAAATAAAACTTTTGCAGATATTTCTTTTGGTGAATTAGAGCTAGAATATAATAGAACAAATATACAAAATAGTTGGAATGGATCAGGAACAGGACCAACATTTACATTCCCTAATACTTCAGGCTTCAGAGATGATAATAACACTATAAAATTTCCTTTTGTAGATTGGACACATCAATATACAGTAAACCCATCCACAGCTTACCCTGTAATACCAAATTTAGAAAGTACTTTCAGACCTTTTATAAGTATTAAGTATCTTATAGATAGAATATTTGATGAAATCCCTTTTACTTATGAAAGTGATTTTTTTAACACATCTATTGCTACAGGTGGTGATTTTGATTTTGAAAAGCTTTATATGGATTTTAATTGGTCTAGTGGTGGTGATGTTAATCCTAATACATTAGACACTTCAGGGTTTGCTTTATATACATCAGGACAGCCTACTATTTTATCTACTACATCTTGGGTAAATGTACCTGTATCACAAGACGACTTTAGTGCAGATTTTGGTTATGATGACAGTACCTATAGGTTTACTAGTCCTTCAGGTCAATCTAATGCAAATTTTGACTTCTCAGGTTATATAACTACATTTTCTTCAGCACCATCAGCATTACAGTTTAGATGGCTTTATACTCCTTCTGGTGGTACTCCACAACCGTTAGCTTATCAAAATCAGGTTGCAACAGGAAGTGCTATTATACAATTTACTGAAACAAATGGTGTAGTAACAGGAACAAATATTGTAGAAGGTGGGTATTATACTTCAGCACCTACTCTTACAATAGCATCAAGTGGTATAAATTCAGGAACAGGAGCTACTTTTAGTGTAACAATGACAGGAACTGCAATTACAGGTATAACAATAACAAATGGAGGAACTAATTATAGTGATGTTTTTGATACTATATTAATTAACGGATTACCTCAATCAATTGGTCAAAATGACTATTATAGTGGAAATTTATCACAAGTAATGAATGCAGGAGACACTTTAGAATTACAATGGAAAAGTACTATTGCAGGTCGTGCTAGGTTAAATACTTATCCTTATCCAAGTGGTCAAGATGTTGGAATAGCTACTCCTGTAAGAATTTATGTGTCTTTGAATATACAAGGGGTTCTTAGGAATGCAATATTTCAAAGCTTACGAGGTGAAACAGGACAATGGGATTTTTTAAAAGGAATTATCACAATGTTTAACTTGATTTCCATTCCTGATAAAGATAATCCTAATAATATTTTGTTTGAACCCTATTCAAATGTTTTTATTCATAATACATCAAGTGGTACAACTTCAGATTTAAGTTTAGCTTCAAGAGGTATTGCTTACGATTGGACAGATAAGATAGATATTACAGCTATAAAATTAAAACCCCTGACAGACTTAAAGAAAGATACAATTTTCAAGTTTGTTGAAGATGAAGATGATTATCCTTTTATGAACTATAAAAACTCAGTAGGTGGTCATTTATATGGAAGTAAAGAGTTTGACGCTACAGCGTTTACAGTATTAACAGGAGAAGATGAAATTGTAGCAGAACCTTTTGCAGCAACAGTTCCTAAACCTTTAATGACACAATATCCTGATTTAATTACCCCTGCTATTTATTCTTATAATGCTGATGCACAAACTACTGAAGGTTTTGATAATTCACCTAGAATAATGTATAATAATGGAATAAAGACTTTATCATCTTGCACTTATTATATTCCTGCACAAAATGGTGGTACTGCTGAAGACGCAAGTACATTTTTACAATTTAGCCACTTATCACAAGTACCAAGTGTTTCAGCTACAACAGCAGATTTTCATTTTGGGGAATGTCAATATATGCCTGGACTTGGGAGTACAGCTATGAATAATTTGTTTAATAAATATTGGTCTCCTTATTATTATGAACTATATAATGCTGACACAAGAATTATGACTTTGAAAGTTAATTTAAGTCCTTCTGACATTAACTCATTTAATTTCTTTGATACTGTAATGATTAAAAACAGAGAATACAGAGTAAATAAAATAGATTACAAACCAAACGACTTAGCAACAGTTGAATTTATACTTATACCTTAATGACAAAATTAACAACAATACCATTTAGAAATGGCTTTGACCTAGCCCCTTATGAAATAAGTCCAATAGGAATAGTAACATTTACTAATGGTAGTACTTCTAATATAACTCCTAACCAAGCACAGTGCGAAGCTTATGGATATACTTATGATAGAGCTGAAGGAGTTTGTAGGGCACAATCTTTTACAGTTGGAATAGATAGAAATAATGTAAATAATACAGCCAAAGG